TCACTTCCGGTGGCTGAGATTCAAGCAATGGCCGGAGTTCTTTTTGCGCCTCTTCCGTAAGTTCTTCATCGCCGTCGTAGATGAATACCCAGTCTCCCTCGCATAAAGCGATCGATGCGTTTCTTGCCTCGCTGAAATCTTCTTTCCATTCGTGGTCATACAGTTTGATCTTTTGATCGTTGAACCCGATGATGATCTCTTTTGTCCGATCAGCAGAACCGGTATCAAGTATCACTATCTCATCCGCGATTGGTAGAACGCTTCGGAGCGCCCTTTCTATGTTCTTTTCCTCGTCCCGTACAATCATTGCAACGCTAACTAACATCTCTCTTTATGCTCCTTTCGCATAGATTCTCGCGGATTCGAAGAGCGGCGCACAGTAGCGCAGCATCTCCTCGCGAGGGATAGATGGTACACGGATAAAACTCGGCAATTGGTTGTTTAGATAACTGGAGGCAACCGTCATGAAGTAGTTACGCAGGTATTCCGCACGGTTAATCGTTGCATTTCGCGGCATATACACGCTGTCCTCAAAATGATCGACGATATATCGAAGGATCGCGTTGATCGCTCGAATGCGCCGTTCAATCCCGTGCGTATGGCTTGATTTGTGTATGCGATAGTGGCGGAATGGTTTGTTGATCGCTTTGGTACGCAAGCCCATTCGGAGATAGTGCATGGTGTTGATCGTGTCCACGTCGCATCCGAGATACTTGATATAACCGCGGCGCTTTAAGAAGGACGCTCTCATCAATCCTTTCGAAGAGAGCACACTTGACCCGTGCCGTTCGAAGGTTCGCCGTACCGCGTCTTTCGCTTCATAATCCTCAACCGGCCACATCTCCGTCGAGCGGCCGTCTTCGTAATGCACGCAGCAACCTGAGTACACGTAATCTATCCGCGGATCAGATTCGATCAGCTTCACCGATTCCGCTATCGTGTCCGGTTCGAGCCAGTCGTCCGCGTCGTAGAAGTAAATGTACTTGCCTTTCGCCTCTTCTATCATTCGATTTGTGCCTTCCAACACGCGGCCCGAGTTCATATCCGATCGAATGATCTTAATGCGATCGGCATAACGGTTCAGCACATCGCCGGATTCGTCGGTCGAGCAGTCGTCGTACACAATGATCTCGAGATTGCGGTGTGTCTGGTCAAGCATCGAATCGATGCACTGTGCGAGATACCGCCCGTAGTTGTAGTTATTGATCCCGACCGTGACTAACGGCGCCGTTTCCATTTTCTCGCCTTCTCTTCTTTTGCCGTTTCTTTTGCGGTGATCCCCGCGTAGAATCCAAGGCCGAGGCCAAGACCCACGCCGATGATGAATAGTATGATGTGCATTCTCTTCACTCTCCCAAACAAAAAAGAGCCTTCCGGCTCTTCTTTGTGTTTATTATTCACTTGGTGAATGTTTAGTATTGATTCAGCACCGAGAGTATCGTCGCAATATCCTCCGGCCGCTGTTTGCTTGCTGTCTTGAGGCGTGTATCGTTGATGTTCTTGTACTGATCCTTACGCTTGGAATACTTCGTGACCGGCTCGAGATTCGAACGGCAGTTGACGTGCAACGGCGGCGTGTTGGATGCGATCGCGCCCGTATCGTGCACCGGGATGAATATGTTATTGCGTTCGCGACATATATCCGTCGTGAGCATATCAAGCACCGCGTTGAAACGATATCCCTCGAGGATCGTGCTGCCTTGACACTCTTCAAGCGTCCCGACGTTATACGCCCGCGTCGCTTCGGTGATAGCGATTGCTTTCGCCCTTTGCCTTGCGAAGTCGGTGATCTTGTTACGGAGATAGGTCGTCGCCTGCTCCGCGCTCATCCCCTGCTCGATTGTGTTCTTGATAAGATCGGTAACGTGTTCGAGTGTGTCTTGCGCTTCAATCCCCGCGAGTTTGACCGTGTACTGGCTCATAAACGCCATCGCCTTCTCGCTCGGCCGGAAGTATTCGTCGAACGCTTCCGCTTCATTCTTAATGAGTTTCGTCCCGATGATCCCGAGCAATCCCTTAATGAGTTTGGCGTCGTTCTGCAAAATGATCTTGAGCACGGCCACTGTCTGGCTCCAATCAGGTGTCGCAAATCGCCGGTTAGGCGCGCGCGTGAACTTGCCCCGCGCCTGCTTGACAATATCGCCAAATCCGCTGATACGCCCGTACAGGAACGCCGTCATCACGCCGCTCATAATCGCGTTTTGAAAATCAGGAATGATGTCGTAGGTTATGGATCGATTATCAGTTACCGCCTGCCGAAGCCGTTTCCACGGGCTCATCAGGTAGTGTGTTATTCGGTTTTCCGCGTAACTGAGCGCCGTCTTGGTCATTATCGCCGTCGGCATCCGGTATCACCGCCCCTTCGTATTCCGGGATAGATAACATGTCGCGAATCCACGGTTCCGTGGGATCCACCACGCCGCCGCTTATCAACGCGGTTATATATCCGGCCATCGCCGTCTTGTCGTCAACGCTCGGTTGCACGTTGATCGCAAACTCGCCGTAGTCTTCTTGCACGCCGAAGTTGTACTCGATGAGCCGTGTTACCAACTGGTCAAGGATTTGGTTCGCGTAGTTCGTCGCCTGCGAACGCATCGTGTCTTGGAAGAGTTGCATGTGCGTTTTGCTCATTGCATACGCGCCGGTATCCGAAGACGATGATATCAGTTGAGGTACCTGCAAGCCGCGGAAGATGAGCGTGTTAAGATACTCGATCGAATCTTGGAAACTCCGCGCCATATCGCTCCCTGGTTGAAGCGTGGATATCTTGTCACCGATCGGCACCGATACGCCGGCCTTCGAGAACCACGACGCGAATATCGCGCGCGCCGCGTTCGGATCGGATGATTCCGCCACGACTGTCGGGATCGCAAACTTCTCCATCGCAACCGCCCACCACTTCTTTAGGGCCGTCTTGAACTGCCAGCTCGAGAACACGGGCCTGAGAACGCTCTCCCCGTAGATGCCATCGCCGTTGCGGAGGACCAGACACTTCTCCGGCGGCAGGATAATCTTGCCGTACTTAATCGTCGTGAACTCAATCGCGAGCGATTCGTCATCTTGAACCTTGAACGCGCATTGATACGGCGCGAGCCGTGTGATGTCGGCCACCTTAACAACGCCATCGTCGATCGTGTAGATGATCTCCCCAACCGCGTAACCGTAGCCTTGCGCCTCGTAGATCATTCGCTGGAGCACGTTGCCGATAGAGGTGTTCGAGAAGTCTATCGCTTGGTTGATTGTCTCGTCTATCCGCTCATCCGGATGCGTGTATCTCCCGATCGATGAGTAGATCATGTTTGTCGTGTACTTGAGTCCTGCTTGGACCGTCTCGTCACGTGTCAGCATCTTTTCTTTGTCTTCATTCTCGAGATCATCTTCGTTCAGTATCACGCCGAGTATCTCCCAGAAGCGATCCAGGAGGCTGATATATTGCGTTGTGTCTATTTTCTGCTGTTCTGCCATCTCATCACCATGCCGTGTATTCGGATTTTGTGCCTGTGTAGAGGCCATAACGCATCGCGTCCATCAAGTGATCCTGGAATTTTACCGGTTCGTCGAGCACGCGCCCGTCTTTGTCTTCCCGCCATTTGTACGATTGCAATTCTTTGATCAGGTTCGAGCTCTCCGAGTAGACGCGGAGCTTTCGGCTCTTCGCAAAGTCGATCCCTTTGAGCACGTCTTTCTTTGCCGGCATCGCGGTTAAGCCCGCCGCCCTCAGCTCTTGGATACGGTTTGGTTCGGCGCTGTCGCAATAGATGCGGCCCAATACGTTGAGTTGCTTTATCTTGTCGATCAGTTCCGCATTTGTGAGGTGTGTCTGATAGATTAGTTCCCGCAGGTATATCTCGCCGTCGTACTCGCGTATCTCCACGAGCGCCGTCGGGTTGTTGAACCCGAAGTCAAGCCCGTATGTAACCGTTCCGGCCTTTGGCACTTCGTTTGTGAGCCGCCAGTTCGTGTAGATCAAACCTTTTGGGGATCCCCATTCACCCAGCGCATAGATTTGGTAATACGTCGGGTCTTGGTCTTTGAGCCCTTCAATCACTTGCTTGTAGTCGTCTCCGAGGAATCGGTTGTCTTTGTACGTTGTCTTGAGGATCGAGGCGTTCTCGACGTGTTGATCGAAGAACCGCTTCTTGAGCCAGCTATACTCGGACACGGGGTTAAACGATAAGATGATTTGGTTCGGATAGTTAGATCGGGTTCGGAGCCGAAGGTCGAGCTGCATAAAATCTTCCGGCGTTATCTCGCTCGCCTCTTCGATCCAGATGTCCGTTATGCCGGTGATGGATTTGAGCTTTTCCACGTCATCAAGGCCGGTGAAGAGTATCTGATTCTCGGAGATGCCGCGCACTTGTAGCGTGATGTCAAGCTCCGTCTTGTCAATCTTGAATAGCGGGTTCAGCTTCCATCCGCTTATAACACTTCGCAAAAGATCGTACGTGCTGTGCCGATTGGTTCGCGCGACCTTGCGTACGATGAGATACCGGTGCCCGCGTTCTTTGAGTGTTCGGTAGATGATCTTTTGCGCGACAAAGTGGCTCTTGCCCGATCCGGCACCACCGTAGAATATTTCGTATCGCGTTTGGTTTTTGAGATATGGAATATACGCCTCGTTGAACTCTTGCGTCTTACTCTTAAACCGGATGTCTATTACGGTATCAGTCGCCATCGTCATCGAATCCGATGTTTATTTGGAATATCCCGGAGTGTTCCACGTCTATGTTATCGCGCTGCATTAGAATCTGCTTCCCGAGCCATATCTGCATCGTTCTGTCGCCGGATTCCGCAAGTTTCCATTGCATCCTCCGAAGACTTGCCCGGCCGAGAAGTCGTGCTTTGTTATATAGCTCGTTAAACCTTTTGCTTCGCTGGAGTGTGTCAACAGACATTCCGAGCACGGACGCGATTTCTTCCTGCGTGCAATGTATTTGCGCGAGCTTTTCCGCAAGCTCGAAGTCTATTTCTTTTCTTGGCCTTGCCATTCTAATCACCTGCTTTTATATGCACCGCAAAACGTCATGGTGTCTTTTTTTCATAAAGTTCCCCGTTTCGCTTTATCGTGATGTTCGGGTCGAGCTTCCGCATCCGGTCGATGATGACGCTGCAGTATTTCGAATCTATCTCCATTCCGTAGCACTTGCGGTTTAATTGATGCGCCGCGACCATTGTTGTGCCGGAACCGAGATAAATGTCTGCCACATTGTCTTGTTCTTTAGAATTATTCAACAGCGCGTTTTCAACCAATTTAACCGGCTTCATGGTTGGATGTTCCTTGTTCGATCTCGGCTTGTCAACCTTCCATACGCTTGTCTTGTGTTCGCCTAACCCATAAAACTTGTGCGTTTTGTTCCACGTCAACAATATTGGTTCGTGCTGATATTCATAATCAAGTCTCCCCATCGAAAACGTAGGAGCGTTTTTATACCACATTAAAACGTGCCGCACAGGCAGTCCGGCATCCCTCATCATCATCATCATCATCATTCCCAATTCTCCGCCTTGCGGAGCAGTAACAAAATATGTACAACAGTCATTTGAATAGTTCTTTAGGTTTGTGAACGCGGATACGAGTTTATTATAAAGTTCGTCACGAGAAATGTTATCGTCTTTAATATCCTTTAAATTCATTCCAGCCTTCTGGAAGGAATTTAAGAATCGGTTTTTTGCGCCAATCTCTACCCCATACGGCGGGTCAGTAAACACCATGTCCGCCTTCTCCCCGTTCATCAGCTTTGCCATCTGCTCACTATCCGTGCTATCCCCACATAACAAGCGATGCGGGCCTATCTCGAACAAATCGCCGAGCGCAATGTCGGTTTCGATTTCGTCTGGCACTTCGTAGTCATCTTCTTGCGCTTCTTGCTTCGGCATCCAATCTTCCGGGAAGTCGATGCCCCAATCTGAAAGTTTTGGAGCGTCCCATTCGTTGGCTAAAATATCCCAGTCCCAGTCGCCGTAAGGAACGTTATCAGAAATGATGAACCGCCGTTTCTGCTCTTCGGTCAACTCATCGGCTCTTTTCACCCACTCGTCCGGGATTTCTTTGAATCCGAGATGTTGAAGCGCTTTATACCGCATATTGCCGCCCAATATCATCCCATCGGCATCGACGACTATCGGGCGCAGCTTCATCATCTCCGGGAACTCTTCAATGCTTTTAACGAGCTTCTGGAACCGCGCGTCTTTGATTATTCTTGGGTTCTTTGGGTTGACTTTTATCTCTTTAATTTGCATTGTTCCCTCCCGAAAAATTCGCAACAAAAAAGGGCCCGGAGGCCCTTCTTCATATTTCATCCGCGGTATTATCATACCTGCGGCTATTATATCGATAATACCACAATTATGTTTTTTTGTCAAGTGGTATCGTTTTTATCGCCTCGATCATCCGGTCGAACAGAGTGACCGGGTACATCTTTGCGTTTCCGATCGTCTGCACGGGCTGGAGGTCGAGAAACTTGATGATCTCCAACAGCACCGTTCTATTGATTCGTTTTTTCTTTGCGTAATCGGTAGCCGTTATCAATTCCATGTCATCACCTCAAAAAGGCGCAGATGCGCCCTTTTATTCTTCTTCTTTTTCCTTTTTGGTTTTCGGGCGTGCGTATTCGTATGAATCGTCGATCACAAGGTCTTCACCGCTCGC